TCACGATCACGCTGCGGTGCGCCTTGCACTACAAAGATCTCCGCCCCGATCTCAAAGCGGTCGCCCGCCGCCAGTTCGGGACAATCGCTGATGCGGACATCCAGAACCACGCTGTCACTGACCAGCCGCGCCGCACCAAATTCGACCATGCGGTCCGGGCTACGGCGCATCACGCGGATCGCCAACTCCGGCCCGATGCCCATTTGCTGATAAAGCGCCGGGGTGGAAAGGTTCGGATCGCTGAACAGCACGTTGAGTGCTGCAGTAAAAGCTGTCATTGCGGTTCAGCCTCAGTTGCCACTGTACAAACGGATCGCCATGCGGGGCCGCTTGTTCACCGGCAGGATCGAGGTTTCAGTCATCAGATCAATCCAGCGGCCTTTGGCGTCAATCATCTGACGTGCATATAGCGGCAGGCCGATGGTGTTGGCGGTCTCCAACAGATTGGCGGGCCCACCATAGGTTGTGAACGTATCGAACGTGCCCAGCGGAAAGGCGATCCCTTCACCACCGGGGATCAACCGCTCTGAGGTGCCGTTCGAGAGCGTGACAGACCCATTGTATTCCTCAAAGAGAATGCCAGCAAAAGGAAAGGCCCGGCGCATGTCCTCGCGCAGCGGCTGGCCACCGGTGGCCGAGAAGAATTTGTAGGCTTCCTCTGTCTTGGGGTGGCTGATCAGCTTGTCGAAGAACTCCGAGCTCACCAGCGCATGGGCGGTGGTCATGGTCTCGCCGAGCAGATTGTCCTCCATGGCGCGCAGCACACTGCGAACCTTGCCCTGCACATTCGTGCCAGCAGTGCCAAACACAAAGTCGATCGAGATCTTCTCGAGGCCAAACTCGGTGAAATAGTCGTAAAGCGTGGTTCCTGCACCATCCTTCACGATACCACGTAGCGCGTTCATCTCCATGTATTCGCGGGTCTGAGCATGCTTGCGGCGCATCAGGGTCAGCTTGCGGTTCATTACCTCGACCAATGGGTCAGCGGCGTCCGAGAGGCCCAACGCGGGCATGCCTTGGATATCTGCGGGCAGGATAACGTCATCATGGGGGATCCAGGGAAGCGCAAAGGATCGCATGGAGCGCTGCTCACGGGTGCCGACGGTGGCGGGCGCACCCAGTGGCACGGATGGCAGCAGGCTGAGCACCCCTTCGCGCTGTTCGATAACGATGGAGCGCTGTGACACACCCTCAAAGCGAAACAGGCCGATCTGGCCAAGACGGGTGTAGAGGTTGGGCAGGATGTTGATGGCCTGCGTCATATCTGCGAGCGAATAACCGCCCGCGTCAAACGGGTTGCGGGTGATGGTCATGGGAAAACTCCGGGGAAAAATGTCAGGGGGGATGCTTGGCAGCTAAAGGTTGCCAGATCAGGCGGTGTCGCGTGGGATGATGCCTAGCGCAGCCAGCTGACCTTGTTTGGTAGCAATTTTGGCCGCGTCATCTACGGTGTCATCAAAGACCAAAGCGGCTTTAGCGACGATGGCGGGGCCGCGTGCGATGACAATGCCAGTGGCATCAGAATCGGTGGCATCGACTGCGTAAAGCAACACGGCGGCCGCCGTCTGCGCGCCGTCTGAGCCGCCCGAAGTTGCCAGCTTGTGTTTGCCGCTGGCGGTGATGCGGCCAAGAACAGCGCCAACGGGATAGTTGGTGCCCGCAAGAAGTGTCACGCTCTCGCGGGTGAAGTTCGGGTTGACCTCATATTTGAGGACATCGCCCATGGTGGCGGGCTGTCTGAGGACGGTCATGTCGGGGATCCTTGTGGGTTCTTGGGCAAAAGAAATCCCCGCCGGGGAGGAGCGGCGGGGATTCAGGTGGCAGGGTTTCAGGGATGAGAGGGAGTTTCAGCCCTTTGCACCTGCAGAGGCCGCGCGTTTGGCGGCGACCACGATTGGGCTTTCGGCGGTCTGGGGCAAAACAGGTGATGGCGGCGCCGCGACAATATCGCGGGCATCGGCAGCAGCGGCGGCGCGCTGCAACACCAGCGAACGCAAGGCCTCAGGCGTGGTGCCTTCGCGGAGTGCTTTCGCAGCGTCTATTGCGACGCCAAGCCGTCCAGCTTGTGCTGCGATTTCGGTAATATCTGCGGCCTCGTTGCGCAGTTTTGCCGAAAGTTCAGCCAGATTGCTCGACTGCGCTGCGTTCGAGACCGGCGGCACGGATGCCGCAGGGGGCGTAACTGGGGCGGCAGGTTGATCCTCACCGGCAGTGGAATGACCATCCTGCGGAATTGTTGCCTCATCGGCAGCATCTTCAAGCAGGGTAACTTCCTGATCTGTCTCTGTATTGCTGTCTGTGTTATCAGTTCTGGTGGCCATGCGTGCCTCCTCTTTTGGTTGGGTTGATTTGCGGGGTTGGGGTGCTACCACGCGCCTTGCGCGCTCGGCTGAGAGGATTGGACTGTGTGCCACACGTTGCTGGAAGGCGGCAAAGCCGCGCTGCATATCGATGACCTCATCGGCAAGACCAGCGGCGACGGCGTCTGCGCCGCGAAAGCTGGCAGCTTCGGTGGCGAGTGCAGCCTCTTGGCTCAGCCGTACGCCACGTCCCGCTGCCACCGTTTCCGCAAAGAGGAACCGCAGCACATCGATTTCGCGCTGGATGTCGCTCTGGATATCAGCGGGCAAAGGCGCGTAGGGATTGGCATCGATCTTGTGTGATCCTGCATGGACCAGCGTGACGCGCACCCCGGCTTGATCCAGCTGACCGCTGAGATCAGCATGCATGACGACAACACCGATGCTGCCGACGGCTCCGGTGCGCGGCAGCAAGATACGATTGGCCTGGCTCGCCAGCGCGTACCCGGCCGAGAACGCGTGTTCGGCCACAAAAGCCCAGACGGGTTTGCTGGCGCGAACCGCACGAATGCGATCTGCAAGGTCAAAAACCCCCGCAACTTCGCCGCCAAAACTGTCAATTTCCAATGCGAGGCCACGCACGGACGAGTCGCTTGCTGCCGCGTCAATCTGAGCTGCGATCCCCTCATAGCTGGTCTGGCCCGAGGACTGTCCGATCCAGCCCCCGCGGTGGATCAGCACGCCGGAGATCTCGATCACGGCTATACCATCAATAACTGGGTAGGGAGCCTCACCATGCTGGCGGTAATCGTCCAGCATCCCACCCGCCAGAATACTGGCGCGGGCTGTTGGCATGGGGGCGCTTTCCAACGCGAGGCCTTGATCCAGCGTCTCGACCTGGCGCCCGAGGATGCGTGGCCCAAGGCCGGACAGAAACGCCATGGCTTTGGAGGGCTCAACCAGCAGCGGCGTGTTGAAGGCGCGCGCAGCAATGCGGGCGTGGAACATCAGGTCTGGTCCTCAGGGTTGCGCGAAGGATCTTCCGCGTCATCGGTTTCATCTGCTGGGTCTTTATCGTCGTCTTGGTCCCCGTCCTGTGCCGGGCCTGTTAAAGCCTGCACGCCTTGTGCGGGTGAGCCGGGGCGGCGGAAGTCGAGGCCGAGTAATCGCTCGCGTGCGCGCTCAGCCGCGATTTCGCGGTCGACCTGTTCTGCGTCGTAGCCACGCTCAGCGATGGCTTGGCTACGCGATTTGAGGCCTGCCTCGATCTGAGCAATCTCAGCATTGGCATCCTTCAGAGGATCGACCCAGTCCCATTTAGTGGGCAGCCAGTTGGCCGCCAGAAACCGTGACCGGTCGGCCTCATAGCCGGGAAGGTCCAATGCGCCGGACATTACGGCGACATCCATCCAGCGCGCATAAATCGGTCGGCATAGCTGATAGACCATCACCGAATGCTGCCAGGCCGAAACGCGGCGCCGAAATTCGATAAGTGCAAGGCGCGAGTTCGAAAAGTTACCTTTCACCATGTCGTTTGTTAGATAAGGATAAGGAATGCCCAGCGCCGAGGCGACCTGCAGCAGCGTGCGGTATTGGAACGGCTCGTAGGTCGCCCCTGAATCCGCAGGCTGGCCCACGGTCACGTCCTCGCCCGGATCTAGACGCACGATTTGGCCGGGGCTGATCTCAAACCCGCCCAGCGTGTCGTCATCCTCGGACGGCAACAGGGGGTTTTCCGGAGCGGGAGAGGTCACAAACATCGCATACATCGCCGCCACTTTTTTGCGGTCGAGCTCGGCATCGTCGTATTGATCTAGCAGAAACAACTTCACGATGGCCGGTGCCAGCTTTGAGACCCCGCGCAGTTGACCCGCTTCAACGGGGTCGATCACATGGATCACCTCTGAGGCGGGCACGCGGACCATTTCGCCCGCCAGCCCTGGATCGGTGCTGTCGCCGGGGTGCCGCCGGAGGAAGTGGTACGCCACACGGCGTCCAACCCGGTCGAACTCGATCCCCTGACGGATAGCATTACCATTGCCAGCCACCCCCGTCTGATGCAGCGGCAACATCTCGGCGGGCAACATCTGTAATTGTAGTGGTACGGAAAGCCCATCGTTCGTGCGGCGCGGCCTGATCCGGAAGAAAACCTCACCGGCCAGAAACACCTCACGTGCCGCGCGCCGCTGCAGCCCGTAGAAATCTGTCAGACCTTCACTGTCAGCCTCATCCGTCCAGGCCAGCCAAAGGCGTTGCAGCTCTTCCTTGTGCGCCGCGTCTGCAATTTGTGAGATCGGTTTGATCCCATCGCCCACGGTATTTGCAGCCCAGCTTTCAACAGCATTGGCCGCATAGCCATTGTTGCGCACTAACCAGCGGGCCCGTGCGGTGATATCAGGTCCGGACGCCGCAATCAGCGCATTCACATGAGCGCGCGTCGCCTGGAACCCGCGCAGACGGCGGTGATGCTGGCCAGCATCAAAACCACCAACAAAGGCCCCGAGACGCTGCCGCCAGTTCATCACAGGTCCTTTGCGGCATGGGGGCGAGAGATGCGCCCAGC